GTCGTCAACAACATTACCTACGGGAGATGCTATTGATAATATGACTGTTGCAGCAGGTGAAGGTGGCCCAACGACTGATAGCGCTCCTATTATTGTAAACAATACAACACCAGCACCAACACCACAACCTAGTGAGGACCCTAGTATAGCTATTATGCCTGCTAGAGTTAGGACAGCTTCTAGTGTGCTCCAAAGATATCAAGACAAACGTTTTAGAATCTAATGAAAAATCCAGACGAAGAGGTATGGGAATACGCCCATCGATTAAGGCGTAGTATTAAATATCCAGCTGAGCTAAGGGCGTATGCTATAGTTTTGACACTCTGTCTGACAGGCGTATTGCTCTATTACCTACTTGCCTAGCCCACTTACTGTCTAACATTTCCTCAGAAGCAAGTTTCCAATGTTGGTTGTGTAAGTGAACAATAAACTTTTTAAATTTACCTAACCTAGTCCTTCCTAAATTAAACATCATATTAACAAGAACTTCTTGTAGTTCTGCTGGAAAAGTATTCCAATTAACAGCAAACAATATTTCACATTCATTTATAGCTGTATCCAAATCATCTTGAAAGGCTTCGTAAATTCTTTCTTCAGACACATCATAGCCTTCTGGCAATCCATCTTCATCATCGTCTTTTGTAATTAAATGCCCTATTCCAAACGTTAAATGTCCTAAGTGGTCTTTATATACTCCATATACAATACCCTCATCAATTTTTAACTGTTCGTAAACGTTATCTCTGTTTTTTATATTCATTTTTATATCCTAACATTATGTCGGGTTTGAGAAAACACATTGTAATACTGATCCTTAGTTTCTCATATTTATCATTATCCGGATCGGGATAGCTTTTATTGCGGCCTGTCGAATCATCTTTCTTATATATGTAAGAGTCAGCTCCAGGTACTTCGTGCTCTAACCAGCCTGGCCAGATCATTAGGTCTCCTGTCTTAGGTTCTAATACATGCTCACCTGGAACCTTAGAAGTTCCTGGTATAGTATTTGTTATTAAACTGTTTAACGGTGATCTGAGAGCTATTGGAGTATGTTCTTCTGTGTGTTGTACATAGTAGGTTCCAATTAAACAATATTGTGCATGGTGGTGCCAAGGATAATTATCTTGTTCATCAAAGACGCTATACCATGCTTGTACTGGCCAAGTTTCTTCTAACTGATCTATCCACTTGTAATCTGTTAATTCTTTAAAATATGTTATGGCATGTTGGTGTACAATTTCCTTTAACTCTAACCAACCATCAACACCGTCCATTGAATCTAAACCTTTATCAACAGAATGATTTCCTTCACTATCATATACTCCGCCTAGTTTTCTCCACTGTCTTCCTTTTATAGGTTGGCCATCTAAATAATATGCTTTGTCGTTATATAACTTTGTAATAGATGTAACAAGTCTTTCTTGTAAGTGTGACGCTATATCTTTTTCCCAGTAAACTAATGTTGGAAATAAATCAATCATATCTTTCCTTTATTATTTCTAAACATTCTTCATAGGGTTTATCAAATATTGATATTTTAAAAAGATGTCTTGTAGTTGTTGGTGGCATAACACCGTGCCAATGTTGTGTGTTTATTAGTGCAGTTTCATAATACTCATCTATATCTGAATCTATTTCTTCCATATTATTGTTGTGTTCTTCTACACGAAACGTTATAGGGTCTGGATTTTTATCTAATAAAACATTAATAGAGCACTCTGTTTTTCTGTCTTGATGAAATGGAAAACGATACCCTGCTCTTTGTATGTAAAATATTGGTCGTGCGTCCAAATGGCTAAGGCCTAAGTTTTGTCTAAAAATATCTGCACATAGATTAGCATATCTTTTCTTTGTAAACTGGATTGATAAAAAGTCTAATTGAATTTTTGTTTTAGGATCTACAAAAGGCATAAAGTCTTCGCTCTTTAGTTCTTTTAAAAGACGTTCTTTGTTTGCTCCAAAATCAAATCTATGTATCATTGTAGTAAAGGGATTATATATTTACCTGAGATATCTTTTGGACCCATAATTAATTTACTTGGGTTGTCATGATGGTTCTTGTGGTAATCCTCTCCTCCTAAAAATATATTAGATATCCAACCTAAGTTTGTTGGTTTACCTTCTTTGTGTCCATTCCAATTTAAGTGCATTGTAAGAATCCAACTCCAACTAAACATAAATGCTAACCACACTATCAACCAAGGGCTGATTATTCCTAATATTATTACCGTTACTATGTATAGGTTCCAATAATGTTTTGTCAAGTAAACGGCATCTTTATTCGTAGCGTAATTCCTCATAAAGATAGGCCGAGGAGACTCATACTGGCCAAAGAAAAATCTTACAAGTCCTATTTCCTTAGGGTTATGAGGATCTCCTTTTGTGTCACTATATTTATGGTGGTTCAAGTGTGCATGTACATAATGCCCTGGGGGCGTTAACCCAGATAAGGTCATACAAGAAAGCATTAACTCTCTTCCAAAAAATGAAGGTGTAAATTGATTATGTGTTAACCAACGATGATATCCTATGTTGCCAATCCTTGCGATTAAGATTGCCATTATAAACCCTAATATAATTTGCCATATAGGTAATGTAACTATCGCATAAGGAACACCTAGTATGGTTATAATAAACAATATTGTAACCCGTATAACTGTCCAATCACTAAACTTCATATCACTATTTATAGACAAAAAGAAGCCCTCGTAAGAGGGCTCCAAAACTTTGAAAGTTTAGTCTTCAGCCAGGGATTTAAAATAAGACAAAGTTTCATCTTCGTCATCATTATTGGTTGAAGGTTCTGGTGCTGCTTGAACGCTTTTCACTGTTTCCATAAAATGGTCGTCCGCTGCATCATTTGTAGTTTGAGAGATCTGCTCAGCCGTTGCGACTTTAGGACCACCCGAAAGAACTAAATCTAATTTAGCTTTAAGTTCTTCATAAGTTTTGAATTCACCGGGTCCAACTTTCTCTTGTAAAGAATGTTGTTTCGCCCAGACTTCTTCAATTTTCTCATCACTACTATCAATAGGTGAGGCTTTATCAAATTCACTCTTATCATAATTACGATAGCCTTCTACCTGTCGAATCTTTAATTTGAAGTTCGCTCCTTCCCAGAAATCAAAAGGATTTACTGGATTTTCGTCTTCAAATTGTGGTTGCATAACATCTTTAATCTTGTCAAAGATTTTCTTGCCAAACTTGTAGTAATATACATTACCTACTGTGTCCGGATTGGATTTGTCTTCAACGACTAGAATGTTAGCATAGTAACTAAGGCGCCTCTTCTGCTTACGAGCAATATCCTTATTAGCTTCAACACCAGAGTTCCAAAGTTCTGAATTTAATTCAGAAGCGGGGTCTTGCTTGTTCAAAGTTGTAAGTGAATTTTCGATATACCATTTCCCGGTTGGTCCTTGGAATCCATGATTCCACATTCTAACCCAGGGCATATCTTCGCCTTGAGGTGCAGGCAAGAATCTAATAACGGCGTAACCGTTACCTGCCTTGTCTACTGTTGGTTTCCATTCCCGCTCATCTTTGTTTTTAAAAGATTGGGGGTTTGAGATTTTCTCGACTTCCTTCATTAAGTTGTCGAAGTTGCCTCTTTGTTTTCTGAGGTCTGAAAGTGTATTAAACGACATAGTATTTGTCTCCTGTGTTTGCGTTGTATTACGTTATATTTTTTGTATTAGAACTATTTCTAGTCCTAGCAATTATATTTATAAGAGTTTGATGTTTATCTAGTAGTGTATTGGTATTATTCGTTACGAACGGACTATACTTTCTAACCAATAAACATGTATCTTTTAATATTAAATCATCTTTAAAATCATCAATAAAATCTAATCCCTTATTCAATATGACAACAGTTTCAAGTGCTATATATTTTCCTAATAGCATTTTTAAAATAAGAGGATGTTGCTCATCAACTGTTGCATCCTCCACATTATCTAATTCCATTCTTGATTGAATGGAAAGTAAGTCTTGTTCAAATGTGTAAGATAATCTTTCTTTATTAGCTTTCCACCTTTTATGTGTTTCCATTGCTTCAACGTCAAACATGCCTCCCCAACGATCTCCTGATACAAAATTGGCAACAAGGATATCTATTATTTCTTGTCTTCTAAAGTCCCTTGCTAACTTACGAAGAACAGGCAAGTCTTTACGTTTTAAAAATGTTTCTCTTTTTCCTTTAGCTGCGTATTTGTACTTAGTTACGTCGTAGGACTCTGTTGTAAAATGTAATTTAAGAGCTAAATAAATTTTATAAACGTCAAACGGGTCCACTATATTCCTGCCAATAATAAACATACTTAGGCCATACTATTTTTGTATCTAATTCTTTGACACATTTATAACCCACACTTCCTAATACTTCTTTAACTGTTCCTGCTGATAGTTTGTGCCAATATTTAATAGGGTTATTCATAGTTGTTGATCTACCTAAAACTTTATTCTCATATTCATATGGTGCTACTCCATCTTCATCAACGGCTATATTTGATATAATAATTTTTTTAGGTT